ATAAAGGAAGTTTCGGAATGGGAACAGGATTTAGAAACCAACATGAGTTAATTATTCACTTAACAAAAGGGCAAGGAAATTTTTATAGTGCTTCTTTTGCAAATGTTTTAAAATGTGGGCGTACATACCAAAAAAAAGAAAGGATACACCCTACGGAAAAACCAGTAAAAATATTACACGATTTACTCCAAGTTGTAACAAAAGAAGGAGACACTGTATTAGATCCATTTTTCGGAAGTGGTTCACTTGGAGAGGCTTGTTTAAAATCAAATAGAAATTTTATAGGGATAGAAAAAAATGGACTTTATCACGCAAACGCAACCGAAAGAATTAAACAATGTCAAACAGACATGAAAACGTCTATTTTTAATGGGGCATAACGAAATATATCCGGAACCCCGGAGCTGTTTTAAACTTGTGCATAACGATGGTGGTATGGTTAGTTGGGGATTAGATACCACGAACCTATCCACCGAGTAGAAACTTAATAAAGATTACAAATTAAAACTTTCAAAGATGCACCGAACTTTTAAGAATGTGAATAACAACGTATAAACAATGCCGGGAAATCCTGATAAGATAAAAGGAAAAGGGTTCAGAGAACGACCAGAGAACATAAACAGGAACGGTCGCCCAAGACGATTTGTTTCAAGCGTAATCGTAGAACTTGAAAAGCTGGGAATTGAAAATGTAAAACCGTCACAGGTTGTTGATTTGTATGAGAAGTTGATGAACTGTACCGTCGTACAATTGAAAGAGTATGCGAATGATGAAAATACAGCCTGGGAGGTAAGGCAGACAGCAAAGTACATGTTGACCAATCCGGATAAGGCATGGAACGAAGTAAAGGACAGAGCTCATGGAAAGGCACGTCAGACAGATACAATTGAACATACCGGAAGGATAATAACCGGATTTGAATTCGTATGATCGTAGAAGAAAAGATACAAGTTAGATTAACTGAAAAGCAAAAGAAAGCCTTTTCATACCTGCAGAACAGGCAAACCAAATATGTCCTGTTTGGTGGTGCTGCCGGTGGTGGCAAAAGTTATCTTGCTTGCCTATGGTTGATTGGACTGTGTTATCGTTACCCTGGTACCCGGTGGTTTGTTGGAAGGGAGGAATTGAAACGATTGAAAGAATCAACGTTTGTCACAATGTACAAAGTGATCAGTGATTGGAACATACCGAGGGGAGATTACAGGTATCATGGTGCGAACAATGCCTTTTACTTTGCAAATGGAAGCGTAATAACAATGCTTGATTTGAGGTATCTCCCAAGCGATGCAATGTATGAGCGTTACGGTTCAGTTGAGTACACAGGTGGGGTAATCGAAGAGGGTGGAGAAGTAAATTACGGTGCGTTTGACGTATTGAAAACAAGAGTAGGAAGGTACAAGAATCAGGAGTATAGTATCCCGTCTAAAATCTTAATTACTGCAAACCCGAAAAAAAACTGGTTGAAAACAATGTTCTATGACCCGTGGAAAATAGGTGCCCTGTCACCAGATATGGCATTTATTCAAGCACTGGCCACAGAAAACGATTACATTGATCGTGGCTATATTGACAACCTGAACAGCATCACAGACGAAGTAACGAGAGAGCGTTTGCGTGATGGAAACTGGGAGTATGCTGACAATAAAAACCAGTTGATACCATTCGATCGTATCAATGATCTGTTTACCAATAGTCATGTAACAGCCGGGGAAAAATATATCACAGCGGATATTGCACGATTTGGAAAGGACCTTACAGTTATAGGATATTGGAACGGATACAGGTTGGAAGAAATCGAGACAATTGACAAAAGCTCAATTCCGGATGCAGCACAAGCAATACGCAGAAAGGCACATGTTCACGGAATACCAATGTCAAGAGTATTGGTAGATGAAGATGGTATCGGCGGCGGTGTTGTTGATCTTTTAAGATGCAAAGGGTTTGTTGCAAATGCAAGGCCAGTTGAAGTAAAGGGGAAACCTTGTAATTATAATCACATTAAAAGTCAAGTTTCGTTCATGTTTGCAGAGGCTGCAAATAGTGCGTTAGTTTACGTCAATTGCGGAAGCGAAAACAGGAAAAAACATATTATCGAAGAGATTGAACAGATCAGAAGTGATTCAGTTGACAATGACACAAAAATATCAATAGTCAAGAAAGACGAAGTAAAAGAAAATATCAGGAGGTCTCCTGATTATTCCGACACAATAGTTATGCGGTGGTGGTTTGATTTGCCACACGCAACAGTTAATGTAAGGTGGTCACATAATTAAAAACAAAATCATGAAAAGATTTGTAAAAAAAGTGGTAAAAAAACCAGCAATAGACGGTGATGAAACCGGGAAAGTAGCACAGGAACCGGTCGAACCGAAGAAGGTTACAGAAACAGTTGAAGAAGTCATTCTGCACATGCAGAACGCCATTGTGAGCGCAGATTTGGCAATCAAACAGCTGGAAATCGAAAAGCAAAGCTTTGGACGGTTGATCAATGCAAAGCAGCAGCTGACAGTTATCATCAAAAACCTTTTACCATACCTAAATGATTGACGTAAAAATCAACGGCACCGGTTACCAAATATGCACTGCCTGGGGAGATATCACAATCGCTCAGGCAGCTGCATTGTTGGCACTGAAAATGCCAGACAGTCTGTACAAAGTGTACCTGCTTGCAATCAGGCCGGGTGAATTGACACCGGAAGAAAATAACGCAAGAATAGCACAAGCGGAAAAAGAAATATCGCTGGAAGATCAGCACAAGACCATACCAGCATATTTCCTGCAGGTTGTTAATTTGCTGTCAAACATACCAGCACCAGTGTTGATGCAGATCGACGTTAATACGATTAGGACTGTTTATCATTTGTACTCGAAACGATTTGTTGAAGGGGTGCATTTTTTCCCGGCAGATTACAAGCATGAAAACATCGCAAGTTTCGATTTCCAGGGACATACTTACAAACTGCCAACGAGCAAGCTTGTGTTCGGACGTGAAACGCCAATGGCAGACCTGTCAGCACTCGAATTTACAGAATCAGCAGACCTGATGATACACATATCTAACATGTCAGCCGACAGGGATTTTTCCAGAACGGCAAACATCGTTTCAATACTTTGTCGGCCAGAAGGGGAACCGTACAACGAAAACGTTTGCATAGCCAGGGCGGAACAGTTCAAAGAATTACCTATGAATGTTTGCTGGAATGTTTTTTTTTCTTTGATCGAGCCTTTGCACATGTACGCTCAGTTTATCCAGCTTTATTCCATAGTGGAACAGGAAAGGGCAAACCGAGCAAGTTAGCGGAATATGGGTGGTATGGAAAAGTGTTGTTCTTATCAGGTGACAACGTCAGGAACATAAGGTATGTTGAAAAAATGAAATTGTACGATTTTCTCACAGCACTCGAATATAAAACAATTCAGAAACGCGAAGAAAATGAAGCTGACGAATAAAATTACAAAGACAGTAAGCAAGGAACGACTGAAAGGACGTAAGGACATTCTGGAATACCTAATGACAGCCTTTTGCAAGTGTGAATTGCCAGAAACAACGAGAATACATTTGTCGAACATGCTTTATGCAGTAGAAAATCAAATAAATGGGTGAAAGCTATTTAACAAGAATGGTCGCGGCAATAGGTGATGCGACCTTATATTGTCCGACCATCAAGACTGTGATTCTCGGGTATGTTGATGAACTGGCAACGGGTCAGATAGACTTTGACGCTTTGTTATTGTTGCCGCCAGTGGTGACAATCGAAGAAGGTAAAAGCTGGGCTTTGTGCAACCTGCATTATTTCATGGTAAGGCAGGACAAAACTGACGAAGGGAGACAGATGAACCATGACGAACGAATAGCGGCATGGAGCGAACTACATTTGGCAAATAAAGTGTTCATGGAAAAACTGGGTGCCAGTGATAATGCAATTCGGGTCGGTAATGTAACAATCGACCTGAACAGTTCAGCAGCAAACCAGCTTATCCCTGACGCAGCAATTTGGATTGAGGTTAAAGTAACATTCCGTGTAAATGACTGCTGACGACATTACCGTTAAACTGGAACCGCTTTGCAGGTACCTTGAAGAAGAGTTGAGAAAAGAACTCACGGCACAAGGTCACATTGCGACTGGAAACCTGTTGGCATCGATAAAGGTTGAAGTACAAAAGACGGTCACGGGCAACGAGATCAGCGGTTATGGAAACAAGTACGCAAGGTACGTTGATACAGGAAGGAAACCCGGTGGTCGTCGGGTGCCAATTGACGCACTGATAGCCTGGGTTCAGGTGAAAGGTTTGGCCAGTGGGAAAAAAGCAATCAGTTTGGCATGGGCTATTCAGGCAAGTATATTTAAGAACGGGGTACCAACGAACAGGGACGTAAGCAAAACAATGTTTGTAACAAGAACGCTGAAAAATACAAAGACAAAGGTATCAGGCGATATCAAAGAGATCGTTTATGCGTTTTACACAGCAGAATTGACCAATATTATCAGAAACGTAAAAGAAAGTCTAAATGCCAGTTAATATTTCGATCGTCGCATCGCCTGCAGCTATTTCATCAGCATACAGGCCGTTGATATTTAGAGTACAGTCAAGCGCACAGGCACCAGAATTACAGATCAGGGGTGAAGTGTACGTTAAGACCAGTCCAGAGGCTGCATACGTCATGGTGGCTGTAAAGCAGGAAAAAAAGTATCTCGGAAACGACTACTTTATTTTTGACTTGTCCAACACCTTACAAGCCTATTTGACATTTGACAGATTGACTGCTATTCAGTTGCTCGGCATAATCACACCGAACAACGGTTCAGCAGTAAAGTACAAGGTAAAATTTGTCGAAGTCTATTACGATGGTAATGGGTTTCCGGCAGATTATTCAAGTGTATGGTCTGCAGAACTGACAGCGGTTAACGCCATCCCGCAGCACACAGAAGAACAAGCATTGACAAATTATATTATTTGGGGCGGAGAAGGAAACTCGTTTTCGCCTGGGTTTAATGAAAATTTCGGATAATCATGATAAAAACAAGATCAGAACTAAAGACAGCGATTGATGCATTACTGGTGGACAACCAAAATAATTCAATCACACCCGGCCAGATAAATAGTCTGTTGACTGACATTATTGATTCGGTATTCACGCAAGAGGATGATTATTCGTATCCAGTAACAGTTGAAACAATTAACATCACGAGCCCGTCAATTGGCGTAAAAGTTGAGGGAACAAGGGTTCTAACAGTACAGCAACCGGGTATTGCTACAATCTCAGAAACAACGGGAACACTCGCAGACTGTATTAGTGCGATAAACAGCGTGATCGATGCTATTACAGAACACGGATTAATTGAAAGTATATGAAACAGTTTTTGACGTATGCCCCACTCATAGCCAGATTGCGCGAAGGTGAGTACTGTGAATTGTCGATATTCGCCTATGGACTTACAACGAGTGTGTTTGTCCTGCAAAAGTACACGCGAAAGAATGGTTCAATAAATACGTACTCAAGTTCGATCGCGACCGTTAACGGCAGAATGACAATAGTTGTTGCGGTACCAGTCACTGAGACGTTTGCCAATATTGCAAAGATTGAAGTATGGGCGGAGACTGCAAGCACCAGGGTAACAGAAATCAGAACGTTCATCCCTGACGTTTCGGTAAGGAAAAAGACCGTCCGAATTGGCTGGATTAATTCGCTTGGCGGCGCAGATTACTACACGTTCACCGGGACCAGAACAAGCGAAGTGCAGTCAGATAAGATTCAGTACGAAAAAGACCTGCCAGCTGTATTCACGACCGCTGACAGAGGGAAGTCAATTGCAAGTGTAACAGCCTTTGAAGAGTTTGAAGTAATCAGCGATTTTGAAACTGAACAAATGTATCAGTGGATGATTGGGATACTGACAAGTCCGGAAGTATGGCTGGTCGAAGGTAGCAGTATTCAGCCGGTTATCGTAACGAGCAAGGCACACCCGGTGGAAACTGACAGTATGATTCAGTTCAGGGTAAAATACAGAATGGCAAACGATAAGATATTCCAGAATGGGTAAAGTTCAGCTGATTATTGACAACCAGATCGCAGACGTTTACAATTACGATGATGTTTTAACGTCTGTAACGTATTCGATCAGTGACATTAATGATATTGACGTTCGGGGTAACAGCACGTCAAAAACAATCAAGATACCGGCCACCCCAACGAACAGGAAAATATTTGGATTTGCAGACGATGTTTCAGTCACGTCCATGAAAGGCCAGCGGGTCAGTCTCATTGGATCGGTACGAATTGACGGCACAGAAATACTGACAGGGCTTGTTAACTTAAAGTCGTTTCAGCAAGCCGGGAATGATCGGTATTTCGAGTTGACGATCATTGGTAATTCCGGACAGTGGATTGAAACCATGACCGGTGCCAGCCTACGAATGCATCCTGACGACGGGATTTATGACGGGTATCATTATATGACAGCTGCAAACATTGCCGCGTCACTTGCGGGAGATTTGGCGTATGCGTATCCGTTGATCAATAACGGGTTTCAAGGTGGAAATGTTGAGATCAGCAATATCGAAGATGATGGCCAGGGAAAGTGTGTCTGTTACATAAACGGCACGAACGAACTGTACAATTTTCGTAAAAACATTGTGTCTGGAAAATATGTTGTTGGGTACGGATTTGGCAACTCGTATTACAACAAAAAGCACTACGTAACAGCAGAATATTTCGACAGGATTGTTTTGTCAACACCATTCATGGGCGATTCGTCAGGTAAGTTGCGATCGACCGAAGTAAATGTGGTTGTTGAGAATAGGCCGTTAGCGATACGGCTTTATAACTTGATGAACCGGTTGTTTTCCATGTCTGGATACAAATTGTCGTCAGCATTCTTTGAAACGGCATTTTTCAAGTCCCTGTTCATGTTACCTGGGTGTGAAAAGCAATCGCAAGAGTGGATTGACAGTTACACGGTTTCAGCAGGATTGAGCGCGGAAACTTATGTTTCAAGCGTTCAGAACGGTTACAGGGTACCTCTGAACACGGTAATTTCTGGTAACAGTTCGATGTTCACGGCAAGTGCGAATAAGATAACAGCAACACGATCAATGCACGTCGTGGTAAATGTGAAGCTGAATGCAAAGGGTACAGAAGGGTATCCGATGAAAATATATGTTTACGTCAATGGCACAAATAGTGCGCTGAACATGACCAACCGGGCAACCGGTGAGAATACATTGTCAGAGTCTGGATTTGTTCAATACGAACAAGAGGCCGAATTGAGGTTAAGCATAAACGATTATGTTCAGGTATTTGTAAACATTCCGGAAATCAATTATCAAACGGCATGGTTGCGGATATCGCAGTATGAAACTATAGTCACGTTCACCCCGCAGGATACCATTGTGAAAAACACCGTGATTTATCCATATGAATATTTGCCAGACATTAAACAGATCGAATTTGTAAAGGCAATCAGGCATTTGTTCAATCTGTACTTTTACACTGACGTAAACAATAAGATCGTGTACGTTGAGCCGCGCGATACGTTTTACAGGCGTGACAAAAACATCGACCTGTCTGAAAAACTGGACAAAAGCAAGCAGATAACGCTTGAAGAACTTGGGGCAGAAACATCGAAAACGCTTGTTTTCAAGTACAAGGAAGATGGCGCAGATGAAGGGATAATCGAGTACAACAGTGCGAATGATGAAGCTTGGTCAGTTGCTAAAGTTATCCTGGGTAACATGTTTTCGTCGAAGGATGAAAAGGTTATTGAAAACACGTTGTTTGCACCAACATTGCAGGGTACCTTTGACAGCATTGGTTTGACCGTATCTGTACTGCCTAAGATTTGGGGAAAGAAGGAAGGTGATATTTATCCGGAAAGGCTGAAAGAGTATGAGCCACGTATCTTGTATTTTGCCGGGATGCGAGACTGTTCGGCAGGTGAATCGTGGACGTTTGAAGGGACTACACAGTCAGAAGTCCCGTTGTTTTGTGTCAGCGACGGTGGTAGTGTCAACAATAATTCACTTATGTTCAACCCGCAACCGCTTGTCTCAGACCTGTATTCAAAGCATTACGAAAACTATGTACGAACACTTAACAACGGGCGGAAGCTTACAGCATATTTCAACCTGACGGCACAGGACGTACAGGCATTGACCATTTCGGACAAGACAGGGACTATCGTAAAAGATTTCAGGTCGTTGTTTTACGTTCGGATTGGTTCAAGCGTGATGCCGTTCAGACTTGAAAGTGTAAATGATTTTGTCGCCGGGAAAAACCAGTCAACGAAAGTTGTTATGATCACAGATGTTGATAACATCAGTCAGCAAGTAGCTCCGTTTATCAATTCAATGCAATTCGTTAACGACACAAGCGCAATTGGAACGGCCTATGCAAATTGTTCTGTATCCAGGTTCGGGTCAATATGGAGCGAAGTAAGAAGTTCAGGCACCGGAAGTGTTGTTACTCAGGGAACAGTTTACGGTGCCGGTGGCACAAAGGGTTCGACGTACAGGATTGAACGAATGTTCCTTTTCTTTGATACAAGCAACCTACCAGAAGGTGCAACAATAACAGAGGCGTACATCGACCTGTATAAAGTAGCTGGTGATTATTCGCAAGAGGTCGCATTGTTTGCCGGGTATCAATCGGGTATCGTCACTTTGGATGACTACGATGCTTATGGAACAACCCTGTTTGGTCAATCAGTTGCGGGAACGCTTGGTGTTCGCAGGATAATACTGAACGCCGCTGGAAAATCCCACCTGAATAAAACCGGATGGACAAAGTTTTGTGTTCGTGAGTACAATTACGACGGACTGAACAACATACCGGCATTGAATTACACGACGTTCAAAACCTATCAGTACGGGTCGCCGTCACAGTATCGCAATAAATTAACTGTTAAATATACATTGTAATGGACAATCTGTTATTTAGAATTGAGATTCAGGGCTTGTCAGATCAGGTTCGTGAACTTGGCCGGTTGAAGAGTGAATTGCAGGATTTACGCAATCAGCAAAAGCAGCTTAATCAGGAGTTAAAGGCTGGTAAGATTACGACTGAC